GGACAGAGCAGCATCGTCAGCTGCAATCGGTTTCGGGTAAATCTGGATGGTAGTGGCATCAGGGATGCCCACAATGCTGAAGGTCATCAGCTGACCGGTGTCAGTCTTGTCAGCCAGACCAAGAGCTTTGACTGCACCAACGGTGACCTTATCGCCAACATTGTAGCTGGAGCTGTCCGAAATGGTGACCTCGGCAATACGATAGTCAACATTGGTCACAACACCAGTGCTGCTGTTAACAGAACCGGCTTCCGGGGCAAATGAATGATCGCCAGTAACGGTAGCACCCGGGGATGCACCACCGGCCAAGTTGGGCAGGAAGGATGCCGTGAAGACATCAAACTCAGCCACATTCTGACCGATTTGACCAGTTGCCCAAACCTGCTCGGGACGGCCCTGAACGGTCTGACGGCCAGCAAGATCGCTGCCAAAGTTCAAGGTGTCACGGTCATTGAGCATGAAGGTACGGCCATTATTGACCAGCTGACGTTCATTCATCAGTGCTTGTGCTTGGGCAATGAAATCATACCCGGATGGTGCAGCTGAAACGTCAACACGGTAGAACATGCTGCCTTGGGTTGCAATGGCTTCTGCCAACAGCTTATTCAGCTCGGTGGCCTGCCTACGCCCGGACTGCTCACCTCTGCGTTCCCAGAACCGCATGTCACGCATATCGTCAGCACGTTGCTGAACGAAATCGTTCTTCGGGGTTCCGAGGATGCTCGGGTAAGTCTCTTCGATGATACCGGTCTCTTCACCGGTCATATCCCAACCTTCGATGATCGGGGCATGTTGCTGGACGGGTCTCCAGATGACGTTGCCAGAATTCTGCATCTTGCCATCTTCTGGCTGCTCATAACTTACAAGATCAAGCAATTGCATTTGATGCTCATAAGTTTCCTTGGTCTTCTCAAACAAGACCTCTGCGATTTTTCCAGTTGTCAGGGACATGGTTTAGCTCCTTATTTCCATGTGGATACGTCAATCCCCTGCGCCTTTGCAGCTTTCTTCAGGTTGTAGGCTTCCTGTATCCGACCTTTCTTGTGGGCATCTGTCCATTTACGTTTGGCAGTTCCCTCTTTCAGGTTGGTCACTTGGTCACCCCGGGCCTTTGCTGCTGGTGCAGGTGCTTGACTCGTGCGTTTAGTGTTTGAATTGCCGATCCGTTCAGCAATTCGACCGAGATAAATGGATGCTTTCAGACCTGTTTGGTCTTCTCGCAGCAACCGGGAAAACTCTTCGCCAGTGGCTTTGTGCTTCCCGATGCGGAACATGGCAGCTTCCGATCCCTCACCGACCATTTCGACCATGTTGTTAAACACCATCTCCGGGTCCAGATTGGGAATTGCCTGTTGCAATAGCATTTTGACATTCTTGTCGGCCTGCTGGTAGACCTCGGGTTTGATCCCGTACTTGTTTACCAACTTCTCAGCCCTGTCATAATGCTGATCCACTGCCTGCTCGACCTGCTGGTGTCTCTGACTTTGACGCTGGTTCTGCTGCGATGTGTAAGTGATCACCTGAGCATCATAACTTCTACGCTGCTCTTCGTAGGTGTCCATCGCTGCTTCATAGGCATCATCCTCATCGAAATCAACCCTGCGAGGTCTTTTCGGTGGCTTGAGCTGCTGGGGTTGCTGCTGGGCCGGGGGTTTCCCCTGCTTCAGCTGCTCGTTCTCCCTACGGAGTTGTTCCAGCTCACTCTCGGCATCCTTCAGCTTGCCTTTCAGCTTCTGCTTGACTTTGACATGGGTCTTGACCGGGACTTTATCCCCGGATTGACCGTCATCATCGTCATCATCGTCAGCATCATCGGCATCGCCTGATTCACCACCTGAAGAGTCCGGTTCCCCTTCATCATCATCGTCATTGAGCCAGAACGGCTGCTCTCCCGAATCGTCCTGATCCAGTTCTTCAGTGATCTGCTCTTCGACATTCCCGGTTTGTTCTGCGTTTTCCATTGTCCCTGCTCCTTTCCCTGCAGTAAGGGTAGTTGCCTTGTGAAAGCCTCACAAGTAAGGCATCCCGGTGGTCCCACCGGTAGGCTGGTATCTAACCAGTTGCCATCAATTCGGCATAAATCTCATCGGTCGACATATTTGCTGGGTCACGCAGCTGGACCACTTTTGCTTGGTTTTCCAGCTTCTGACCGAGTGCTTCCGCTGCTGTCTTGTCGATCTTGACCCCGGCCTCTTGTGCAGCAATCTGGGATTCAAACCGATCAGTCTGGGCCTCAAATGCATCGATTTCGTTCTTGGTGGTCTTGACCTGATATTCCAGCTGCATCTTGGTAATTTCACGCTTTTCACGCAGCATATCGGCCTGACCTTTGAGCATCTCGGCCTGAGCCAGCACCATCTCTGCAGAGGGTTCTTCACCACTTTGTGCAGCCTGCTGGGCCATCTGGATTTCTTCCTCGGTCTCAGGCTTCTCGATCCCCATCAGGATCAGCTGATTCCGGGCATATTCTCTGACATCGTCAAAGTCCACACCATCCATCAGTTTGAGCTGTTTGAGCATGATGATATTTCGCAGTGGATCACCCGGGGGGAGAACTTCCAGCATCTTGTCCAGCCGGTCCATCGTCTGCTCTTTCTGGCTGGAATAATCACTGGTGATCTCGGAATAGACGTTGAACTCAACCTCTCTGAGGTCTTTCAGGGTGACGATCTCACCGGTCTGCTCATCGATCACTTCCTGCATGATCTCCTCGGTCTTGACCGTGCCATCGGGCAGCTGAATCTTGACCTTCCGGGGTACATCGTAAATCACTGAAGCCATCGAGGCATAAACCTCACCGTCCCTACGTTGGGCATGTTTCCGGTGCTTCTGGTAGACCATTGACTGCATGTCCATCCGGGCCTGCAGTGCCAATATAGCTTTGCCAGACAGGTCTGGGTCAGCAATGTCTTGAGGAAGCCCCGGATTCGCAACATCCTCGACTGCCTGACGGGACAGCTCAAGAACTGCAGCCAGAGCTGGTGGGATGTTGGGAGCTGGCAGGGTAGCCAATGCACCCAGAGGCAGCTCATTACCTTCCGCATCGAAACGATTCTGCAACAGGTATGGATAGTTGTTGTCGGCCCCGGACAGAGAGTACATATCCTCATGTCCTGCAATCTGCTCTGGGGTGAATATCGGCTTCTCCCGGGGTGATTTGGATGCGATGTCTGCCAGATAGCTCATCTGGAAATCACGCAGCCTTTGTGGGTCTTTCGCCAGACGGGTGACACCTTCATAATGCTCTTCACCCTCGATGAATGCACGTTCACCGTAGACCGGGATGATGGGGATATGCTCCCCGGCAATGATGTCTTCGCTGAGAATCTTTTCACCGGATGCAATGTACTTGGTGACTTCCCATCGCTCGACTTTCTTTTCACCCATGATGAAGTAACCCTGCTCCATCAGGTCATCTTCGATCTTTTCCATCTGGTCCTCACTGACGGTGATCTCGCTACCGAAAGGATCGACCATAAAGAAGATTGATTTCATCACCTTCTTGCGATGGTAGAACTCGACAACATGGTATTTCTTGGCTTCACCAAGGAGCCAAGGAAAGGTTAGGGATTGCTCAGGGCTGCTGAAGTTCTTGGGGTTGATCTCATCAATATCTTCACCGGTCAACTCATTGACCAGCTCTTTGTAACCGTCCTCGGAGTAGCTGAACAACACCCCGACATAATTGGCATCGGACTTGTCAAGCAGCTTGGCATTTGGGTCCCAGAAGACGGTATTATTGGCTTCATAGATCGGTTTACGTTTGATGAATTGGTTGACATCACCGGATCGCAGGGTGACGTACTCAGGTTCCAGTTTCCATGCACCGACACCGCAAACGACATTCTCGATATCGGCATTGGTGAATGCTTCGATGGATGTGTTGCTCCGGTTGTCGTTGCGATACATACCGTCCAGAATCTCGGCTGCATCTTCCCGGTCATCGTCAACCGGTTCAAAGTCTACCTGTATAGGGTTCTTTTCCAGATCGGCCAGAATGTTCCGACCAGCTTTTCGCAGGATGTCGAACTCACCCCGGTATGCCAGCTGGGTCTCATCGAGGATCGCATCGTCCCAGTGGGTCACCCAGTAGAAAACCAGATCGTCAGCTGCCCGTTCCCGGGTTACCTGACCAGATTGATATGCCTTGTCATGCAGCTTTTTAATCTTTTCAAGATCAAGCATGGTAACCCCTTATTCCAGTACGATCTGCTTCTCAAACTGCAGTAATGGACTCCAAGTCAACACTGTAGGAGAAACATGGGATGCAGGACAATTCAACAGTAAGAGTTGTGGAGCCAGCTTTTTAAACACCAGCTCAGAACAGAACCATTTCTTATTCTTCTGGGTTTCTTTTTTACTCAGGAAGCCAAAGATACCCCACCAATCATACTTCTTACCGACCTCTTCTTTCAGGCTGTTCCAGTACTTGTCCTCATCGATGATGCCGAGAACCTCATACACATCAACCTTGGTCCCGGGAGTGTGCTTGTGATTGACTAGGTCAATGATCCTGACACCTTTTGTCTGCCATGACTCAATAACTTCCCCGGTGGTTATATTCCACACGGCTGAGTGTGAATATTCACCCCAAGTGTAGAACCTAATGAGCCGGGATATGGTTGATTTTCCCCGGAACTGCAGGATTCTCAGATTCTTCATCGATTCCCTTCATCACCCACAAGATATTTGACATGAATCTCTTTCCGTTTGAATGCTCTCCAAGCAAACAACAGGATCAGAGCATAAGCTGCCAGCTGCAGAGGTGTCTTGTCTGCCAGCCATTGCAACACGAGCTGGTCCGGGTTGGGTGTCCCGAGAATCCATACCACAATGAACCCTACCAAGGTGGTCAATGGATCGCTGGAATCCTGCATCATTTTGGTGAGCTTCTTGATCATGTAAAACCCCTAAATGCTATCAAAATACACAAGATATAGTACCAACGCAACAAATAAACACTAGATGTTGTGTGGTTATCGTTTTCCCATCGGCTTAATCGGTTGAGGTCTTCCCACATTCCCCTGCACGGTGGGGGAGAATGGCTGTCTGGTCAACATCATTACCGAATCAGCCAGATTCGGGCTGTCTACCTTGAACTTGGTCTTCATATCCTTCTTCGTATACAGCTCAAAAAGCCCAGCTGCATTGGGTTTGATGGGCATTCTGCACACTTCCGAGCGCAATTTCTGCAGAATCCCGGGATCGATGGTGTCAGAGTTGATGCAGAGCATCTGATCCGGGTCAATGTACTGGTCCTTGACCACCGCATTGTAGGTATTCAGGATGCGTTTGCGTAGTTCGTAGTAGTATTGTGCTCGTTTGTTTCGCAATGCATCCTTATTCTTGCGATTGCCTTGTACCGGTGCATTTGTCTCGGGATCGAGGGATTCAAACACGGCATCGGGCCGGTCCACTTCCTCTGATCCCTTGAACATTGCCACCTTGGTGTGTTTGCCGTGGAATGCCTTGGAGACCTGACGCTGCAGAGCAATGCCCATACCGTCACAATCCCATGTGAAGCCATCGATCTCATCACCCAGTGCCAACTCGGTTGCCCAATCGCAGCCATCATTGACATTCCCGGTGGTCTTCTCGCAGACCCGCATCAGGACAGAACCATGACGCATCGCATAACCTTTGCTGTCGCTGCCCTCATCACTCGGATCATGCGATGCCATGCGGATACCCTTCGGCTCGATGCCGAGTTTTATGTGAGCATCGATGCAGGCATCAAACCACTCAGGCTGGATCAGTGCATCCTCGACACCATCGTTAAACATCCCTTCCCAAATCCAATCATACTTGGATCGGGTCAGGTTGTTGTAGTCCCATTGTCGCTGCTGTTCCAGCTCCTCGGTGAACCAAGGGTTATCCCGCCAGTTCATGAAGATGATCAGGTGCATGTCATCCTCATAAAACCCCTCGGTCAACAGATGCCGGTGATAGGGGGTGATGAACCGCTTGCTGAATGGGTCAGTGCTGCTCTGAGGATTAGCTGTAAAGAACAGTTTCGACCCGGATGACCGGATGGTGGGGAGCAGGTCATCGATGGTCTTCTGGCTGATGCTCTGGGCTTCCTCGATCCAGCTGAACTTGAAACCCTGAGCCGACTTGACGGCTTCCGGGTTACGATTGAAACCCCTGAATCGAAAGCCACCACCCGTGCTGCAGTCGATCTTCTTGTCGGTGATGTTGAAGTCATCGGCAACCTTGAGCCGTTCCTCGATCATCTCCTTGAGCAGCTTATGCACCGACTCATCGATGGAGTTCTGGAACTCTCGACCACACAGGACATCAGCCCTCTCGACCTGAGCCTCGTGGATCAACAGGGAGCCGACTGACTCGGACTTCGCAGAACCCCGGCCACCGATGATGACGATGACCCGGGCCTTGGTTGTCAGGACCGAATAGTCTTTGTTGTGCAGCTTTCTGGGCAGTTGCAGCTTAGGCATTACTTCCGACCACCCCGGCCTTTACCACCCTTCTTGCCACCTTTGCCTTTTGATCCGCATCCCATGACTATTTCCCTTTCTTGACGGCAATCAGTAGGTCACCCTTCTTGGTGACATTACCTTTACCAAACACTTCCTCGATTTCAGGGATATAAACCTGTGTTTTCATCCCGGTCTGATACGAATCTCGACCCTTAACAACCCCAGCTTTCGGTGCAGTGTAGGTGCTGATGTATACCTTACCCCCCGGTTTCACCGACTCATAAGCTGTTTCAAGCACTGTCAGCCGGTTCTCTTTGTCAGGGATGACGTTCAGCACATTACTGATTGTTGCAGTATCTGCTGGGTTATTCAGGAGCTGCTGCTGCACGGCATCGTTATGAGCTGCGCCACGGTTGAAACGATCCCACACCAGATTTTCAACATTGTGCTTATCCTTGAGCCAATCGGTAATTTGATCGAATCGACCACCACCGATATCTGCATTCCGTGGGCCTAGTTCTATATTCCCTTCCCTGAAAGCCCTGAAGATAATCGGGGATTTCTTTTCAGGATCAGGGTAGCTGATTGATGTTGCAGCCGAACTGACTTCCTGCTGGGGTGTCGAGAACGCTCTGGGACGATTCGGGGTTCCCGGCTTCTTGGTTGACCTATGATTCTCAAGGAACTCGACCAGCTGCTTACCTTTCAGCTCGACCTCATCCCCGGGTTTCTTGTCTCGCAGCTCATCCAGCTTGGCACTGAGGTTCTGGTAGTCCTCGTCCATTCTGGTGCGCTGCTGCACCCAGCCGGGACGGTCCTTGAACAGTGGTACATCTTCCTCGATGCCCCAGTAATCCCAAAACTCTTTACCGGTCCCTTCTGCAACACGGCAACCACCGCAATCACCCTTAGCGCAGCAGGCCGGGAGCTTGAGACCCTCACCGAAACGTGTACCCTCATGCAGAGGCTGCTCCATGATGTAGAAGTCAGTGTTCTCGATCATGTCCCGGGTCCGGTTGTATCGCTCGACCTTGGTGATGCCGTGTTTGTCCACCTCTTTGCCGAACATCTTGGGATCAGCTGTCACCTCTCGCAGGATCACGTTCCAGCCGTTCTTCCGGGCCTCTCTGGCCCATTCAAGACGCTTGAGTGTCTCGGGTAGGGGATGCCACCCGGAGACCGTCACATTGACAACGGTTTGACCTGAGAGTGGATGCGGTGGGGGTGGTGTGTGATAGGCAGAGCTGTAGACACTGACGATGCCGGGGTCACCTTTTAGCAAGGCATCCATGACCTTGGGATCACTCAACCATGCACCACCGTCTGTATCGACACCGAGCCTGACATCCTGTTGCTTAAATGCACCTTCTGGGATATCAGCCGTGACTCTGGCTCCTTCCATGATCGGCTTGTCCCGGGCAGTCACCTTGCCGATGCGGTCCCGGTCTTTGATCAGGAACTGGGGGAACTGCTCCCGGGCAGCATCGATACCTTCCTCATCGATGACACCCTGAATCTTTGCTTTCTGTTTCTTCGCCAGTGCAACCTTGGGCAGCTCTTCGTAATGCGTCAGAACCTGCCCCGGGTAGAGCTG